GTTTGAGATAGTCAAAGGTGTCGTATTCACTCTTACTAGCCATTCTTAACCACCTCTCTGAATGCTACATCAATTTGATGATAATCAACAGCTAAGTAACCATTGTCACCACGGACAACAGCGGATGGTTTTTTCTTGAATACTTCTTCAGCTAAGACACCAATCCATTCTTTGTCATCATCTAAGTATTCAAACTTATAGATGTTATAACCATCAATAGATTTACCAATCTTTTTGATATTCTTTTTAAGTCTGGAGTCAGAACCTTTGAATCCACTATATATACCAGCTGCAGAACTAGCTACACCAAGCATATCACTCATAAATGCTAGACCAACGTTCTGCATAGCAGGTACTGGAGGTGCGACATCTTCAGTTGGGTTGAATGCTACTTTAGCAAACTCTTTCTCTTGAGCATTAGCAGCTCTTTGTCTAGATAACTTAGTACCTTCAGTAAATGCATAACGTGCATTAGTTAAATTCTTTTGTTTCTGAGCATAGAATCTACCTAAAGCTCCAGCTTCTAGTACTCCCATTCTAGCAATAGATCTTCCTGTTTTACCAGCTTGAAGTAAGTTACCAAACTTACTCTTTTGCATCATCTTCATTAATGCTCCCTGGTTTGCACTCCAGGTCTTTTCTTTCGCTTGATTTAATTTGGTTTGTGCTCTACTATAAGAGGCATTTAAACCTTGATGTATATTTGAATACGCTCTTTCAAACTGTACCTTAGATTGATTATAAATACTAAGCTTCTGCATATGCTTCCGCTCACGTTTTTTAATCGCATATTGGTACTGTCTTCTAGCGTTTGTGTTAGCTGCTCTTGCAGCTGCTGCTCCTGCGCACACGGCAAAACTCGATAAAGGGCAATTGATTAGGACCGTAATTAAGTTCCCGTAGGAATTTAAAGCCTAAAAATTTGAGAAGTTTTAAGTGGACTTTATTTCTTTGAT